TGCTTGCCACTGCGGCCTTTGCAGAAACCCCCGACCTGTCAGGCTACAACAACGCACTGCCCGTGCAGGTCATGTGCAGCAACGTCCCAGCCCTGAGTGGCTCGGTCAATGGTGTGCTGTTGTCCGACATCGGCTATATCGTAGAGGCATCTGGCGCTGACCGTGCGACCACCGACCGGATCGTTGGCGTGATGCCGTATGGCATGTCCACCAAGGACGCTCGCGATATGGCATCTTATCTGTTGTCCGCTGGCCTGACCAATTTTGAACTGCAGATCCGCCCAGACCGCAAATCGCGGACCGTGACAAACGAAGTCAGCACCGTGGCGGCACGGGACTTTGCAGACGGATCGGCACCGACTGCCGACAACCTGACATCAATGGGCAACGCCGCGTCTGACGGCGCTGAAATCCTGCGAGTTCGGTCGACGACAGACCAGGACGTCAGCATCCGACGCGCTGGCGGTGACACGGTTGTCGTTTCGGTCGGCATGGGCGACACACTGGTCACTGTGCCAGATGGCGGCACCTACATCGCCTCGTTTGCCGCCAGTGGCCGCAACATCACCAAAGCGACCGGCGACCAGGTTTTCGGCGACGTGACCACCGCGATGGTGGACAGCATCCTGCGCACCACCAAAACAGGTAGCTGGTGCAAGTAATCTTGAAGCACGGCCCTGCGGGGCCGTGTCACTGGATTAAAATAGGAAAACAAAATGTCTGTAGTTTTTGTAATTGTTGGCGGGTGGGCCGTTACCGGATGTCTCATTGTTTGGCTGGTAGTATAATGGCCAACACACCTAAACCCCAAACCCATTTTGGCGTCACCTACCGTAGCATCACGGACATGGCAGAGACGTTGGGCATCAATACCGCCACGCTCCAGCGAAGGCTGTTATTGCACGGGATTGAAAAACTGGACGAACGTGGCTTCATCGCTACCTGTGACAAGCCAAACATCTTCCGCCGCGCCTGCAACCGCGATGGCGTGAAGATGGGCAGCATGACTGACGTGGTGCAAAACCTCACGCCGCAGGAGCAAGAGTGGCTCGTAGCCCAGACCGCAAAGGGCGCGTTGGTGGCCCTCACCCTGGCCGCCATTGTGCGCGACGCCTATTTCGAGGACACCGCCTAGAACCACGCAGTAAACCGCCCATCCTGCCCGTCATATGGATGGTGGACAAAGCATTCCACCGCCTGACGGTTGATGTACCCGTTTCGATTATGCCAGCCGTCCGGCGGTGACGGGCTGCGCACATGCTCAATCTGCACGTTGTCGCCCTCCATACTGCGGGCCGCGTTGTGCATCATGGTCATTCCGATGTGGTCCCTTTCGCGCTTGTGTGTCGTGACGCCAACTGCCTTGCGGGTCTTGTGGTGGACGTGGTGCAGATACCAGTATCGGTGCAGGCAATCCGAAACATGCGCGCGGGCCTCGGTCATCATCAGCGGATACAGGTCTGCTTCTTTCGCGCCGTCTCCGTGTGTCAAGCCGATCAGGTTGGACTCGAACCTGTAATATTTGCGATGCAGTTCCGACATGTTATATTCTGTCGCTGTCACGTCCGGGGCATTGCGGAACCACGCGCCCACTTCGCGCGCCAGGCACCAACCCATCAGCCAATCGTGATTCGACGGGCAGAATATCAGATCAACCGGCGCGGTAAGGCGGGCCAGTTCAATGCACTTGACATACCCCGCGAAGGCGTCCCGATACATTTGATGGACGCTGCCAGCGCTGTCTTGGTATGTGCCGCTTGTCGTAGTAGATCGCGCGTTGTCCACATGCAGAACGTCATTGCCCAAGACAAACAGAATGCGCCCGATGCCGGATCCTGCGGCCTTGCGGATCAGTTCGCGCGTGCCCTCCACCATGCGTTGCACGGCAATTTCGCGACTGTAGGTGTATCCGGTTTCAGTCTCGACACACATCTTGCCAACATGCACATCCGCAAGATCAACGATCAGGAGGCAATCGCCATCAGGTGCGGGCCGGGTATCATAGGCCGGGAATGTTTCGTCGCGCAGATCGGTAATTGCGCCCCGTATCATGTCAAGGAACTGGTTTGTTTCCTCGTCAGATTTTGGCGCGGTCCATCGGTTGTTGCCGATTTTCTGGCCGTTGTCATCCAATACGGCGACCCACCCGCCGTTGATTTCTGCCCCGCCTAGCCCCGACAGTTGCATCATGGTCCGTGCGCCATCGGACAGGTGCAGCCCTGCCTGTACGGCCCGGCTATAGCGATTGTCGAAAGTGTTAGGATTCATGCCCAACGCCCTCGCGGCGGCGGCTTTGGACCCGTGTTCTTTTACTGCGGCAACAGCTTCCAGCATCGCCTCATGCGACAGGGGCGGCGTAGGCATTATCAGGTCTCTCCTTTTTACGGTTCCAGCGCGGCAACAGCACACTCATATTCGATGCCACGATAGGCCATTGCGTCAACGTAGCTGTCGCGGTGCGTTGGACTTGTCTGCGATCTGGCCAGCTTTGTTGCAATGTGAAGCTGCGCCACTTCCCGCGCGGTGATGTCTCGCCCCGTCCATGCGTTGAATATGTCGGCAATGTGCTGCATGTTTTGGACGGGCGGACCATATGTTTTGTTGCGGTCGCCTGCGGTTAGGGTTGCTGCCTCATCTAGGCAGGATACGCGCAGTGGCATGGCGGCGGCGCGCAAAATGTCCTCGTTCTCTACCTCATACTGTATGCTCATAGCGCACCATCCAAGATAACCAATATCGGCAGGCAAAGCGCACGGGCGGCAGGCAGATCATCGCCAGCCAATGCACCGGCACACGGTCCAACAAACGGCGCGCTGGCGTCAACTACCGCCGCCGCGCTGCCGGTCTGCAATGTCGTGCAACCGCTTAATCCTGCCAGCATCAGTGGCACCAATCCCCAGGTCTTCATCGTCAATCTCCCTACGCTTGTTCATGTAGTCCTTAGACGCATCGTTCTCTGCTTGTGTTATGGCGTCACGGGCGGCGTCTCTGCGCGCGGCCATGATGATGCCCAGAAAGGCAGTGACCGCCACCCACGCGCCTAGAATCCACCGCACGGGGCGGCTGGACAGGATTGCGGCGATCATGTCGCCCACCCATACCGCTTGGCCATCGCATAGACGCCCTCAACCGCCGCACCCATGCCCAAAGACAGCACCAGCACAGCGTCGGGATCCATTGCCATCATCTCACCTACCTCTGATCCGGCCAGGTATCCAATGCCGTAGCGCAGGATGATCCGCGCGAAGGGGCCAAAGTTCGTCATGTGCGGTTTCCTTTAATAAGTGACGCCAGCAATTCAAAGATACGTGTCAGCCAGCTTTGCCGCTCACTTTGCGCGGGTTTCTGCACCACAACGGGCGCGGGGCGCGATACTGGGGGCTGTAGGTATGCCGTGACCTGCGCCTCGGTTAATTGGCGCACGACTCGGCTATAAACAGGCTTGTTTGATGCAGACACGGTTATGACAGGGACCATGCCGCCGGGGTAGCGCCCTGTTTCAAATATCTGCTTTTCACGGTCTCGGCGATTGGCCAGCCCTTCAATGCGCACCATCTTGCCGTTTACGCGGCCCTTGTTCCAGAGCAGGAATGAATTTGCGGCCTTGCTTGGGTTGCCTGCATTCATGTGCCGCGCAACCGATGACTTTCCAAACCCGCCCACGCCGATATTGAAGCAAAGCGAAACACACGCATCAAACTGCGCTTGCGTCATTGGCACGGCGGTCGCGCCCAAAACGCCACGCTCAAAGACGCCAAGATGATCGCGGAACAGTTTGAACGACAGCGCAATGGCCGCGTCCAGATCGGCAGGCATGCCGCGCGCCATTTTGCTTGGGTCCGGATCAAGCCCAGATGTAGCGGCGTGCCCAATTCCAAACGTCCAGACACCCACCGTGTCCAGATATGGCGCAGGCACAAGCCCCTCCTCGCGGGCAATCTCAATTAGGCCCTTGATGCTGGTTTTCATTTCCCTATCCCCCTCAATAACGTCTTTATGTCTGACCCGATTTCGTCAAGCCTGCGATCCATGCGGTCTCGACTGTCTTTCGCGGCTTCCATGTCCTCTTTGCGTTGAGACCACAGGCGCTTAATCTCGGCCCCGTTTGATATGCCGCGCGCCTCAAGCCGGATAAGCCATGCAATCGCGGCAATGACGGTAACGGCAACTGGCCACCATGTTATTATCACGTCAGTCATGCCGCCCCCGTATTGGCGGGGGCAGACACCCGCGCGCGTTCCAGTGTTTTCATCGCCGCGTCCACCTCGTTTTGCCATGCGGTTTTGCAATGATTGGGCTGAAACCAAAAGGCGGTATCAATTGCGCGTTGCCGCTTGGCCCATTTAGGGCTGCTCATTCCGTCGATGAATGCCCGCGCGCTGGTCGTCTGGTGGGTCGATCCGCCAAACACCGCCGCATTTAGCACCCGGCTCCCCGCCGCGATAAGCATCTCTGCAAACCGTGCAAGGATGTATATCGGGCGGGATAGGCGGGTGCGGGTCATGCCTTCACCTGTGCCGCTGCAATGAATAGCGCGTCCATCTGTGTATCGGTGTAGCCCAGCAGATACCCGAAAAACGCGATGTTCTGGCTTGTGCGCTGCCAATCTTGGGCGCTGTCAATTACAATGCGCTCTTGCCATGACGCAGTTTCACGATAGGCCAGCACCTTGCCCCACTCGGTTTCGCCCAGCGTCAAGATGCCCTGCAATGGGGATATGACCATGGATGCGCGGGCTTGGGCAAGTGCTATTGCGGGGTCATACCCCCAAAACATTCCATCCCATACCTGCAAGGCGCTTTCTGGTGCTGGTGTCTCAATGGCCCCGTCAGGCGGCAAAGCACCGTCGCCAAACCCGCCAATGTAACGCCCTTCGGCATCTGCAAAATGCTGTGTTGTCATGCCCATGCTCCAATCAAAAATCTCCAACTTCCGTTGGTTGTAGAAAAGTTTGCACCTGTATCCTTCCGTATAATTTCAAAAACGTTTGATGTGCTGCAATAGCTCACATTGATGTTTGTTGCGTCGGCAACTACTGAAGCGCCGCGCGTTGCTGTCGCTGAAACCTGAGCAGGAACTGCAATCTGAACCACGTCGTCGATTGAATAGCCGCCCTCTGCGGTTTTGCATATCAATGAAAAGTTAAATAAAATAGGCGTCGAAGATAGTCCGTGCGCTAATGTCAGAGTGCCAGCCGAGGTTATTGTTTGCTGACTGCTCAGGTATTGCTGTGTTAAAATAGCAGACATCGCGATAGCCGCTTCGGTGTAGATTGTCACCGCACTGGAACTATCCACCCTGATCCGCCAAGTGCCCGATCCGCTGTTGATAACTGCACCGCCGACGATGGTTACCCCAACACCAGCCGCTAGCGTCACGTCGAACGCCCCGAGGTTGACGATGGTAAAGGCCACGTTGGAACCGGCGACAGACCCAGCCAGCGCCGTGGCAATCTGCGTTCCCGTGGCGGTCGTCAGTGTCCGCGCAACCGTCGGCGCGATGGTGAACAATCCTGTAAGAAGTTGCGCTGCGGTCAGGGTGGCTGCGGCATCTGAAAGGGCTGTCACGGTCTTGAGGTTCACGTCGCCTGCGGTGGAGGATACCGGCCCGGTGAACGCAGCGCCCGCAAGTGCCGCCGCCCCAATATCATCCAACACCTGCGCGGGCGTACGAAACTCAACCCCGTCAGCCGCTGCGTTTACCCGCAACATATTTGCAGCCCGCCCGGTCAATGGCGGCAGGTTTGCGGCCACCAGTGCAGCCGCTGTGTCACTGGCAAACTCCCCAAACGCCACAAGATCCGGCGCGAATTGCAGCGTTGTCCAGTCAAGCCAAGCATCCATGTTGGTGTCAAACACGGTCTGGGATTGCCCCTTGTCCGGGATGGACCCGACGAATTGTCTGATATCTGGTGCGGTCATAGCGTTTCTACCTCAAGCTGAACTTTTGTCATTCCGCGTACGTCGCTGACAGTTTGGCACGAACTGACGAAACCATATGCCAAAAACTCAGGGTTGTCATCAGGTCCGGCAAACACCGCAGCCACCCCGTCCAGATCGTTAATCGTGCGCCAGAACGGGTCAGCGGCATAGTCGTTCAGGTGGACGCGATATCCGATCCGTGACGCAGGCGTCCGGCGCAATAGCGACGTGAGCGTGCCTTCGGTTTTCTTGACCGACCGACTGCGCAGCCCGCGCGTGGATGCTACCTCTACGTCGCCATATTCGTCGGCGATCCCCATTGCAATCGTGCCGACCGCCGCATCGAAACCTGTGTTGGTGATCGTCACAGTCACCGTTGCTCCGATTGGAATGTTGAGGTCAAACGTAGCATATGTCCGCTCAAGCGACTGTGGCGCAAAAAACCAGCGCCAGAACGACCCAAGATAAGACGTGCCGTCTTGAATGTCATATGTCACGTCAGCCACATCGCCGGTCGTGTTCAGCGTGCCGACGATTGTGATCTGAGTGGCGCGCAATCCAAAAAAAGCCATAGCAGACAATCGGGGAAGGCCACTCAGCGTGTAGGTAATGCTGTCCGCGCGGCTTGTTATTGTGTCGATCACGCGAAACTGATCCGCACCGAATTGCAGATCGAACGCAGCATAACGATTGGCCGGTCCTGCGTCAAACCATTCCGTTGATGCGGCCAGCCCCGGCTCTTGCGTGGTGCTGGCGGCGCTCACCTCGAACAACCGCTCACCCACCCGCCGCACGTCGCCAAGGTTATATGTGCCCGCCGTCCAAGCCGTTTCCAGCACCACGTTTGTGCTGTCTATGTTGCCCTCGGTGATGGCGAAAGGTTCAATGATCCGCAGGGTCATAGCGTTTGCTCCAACTGGAATGCCAGCGTGTCGTCTGCCGCGTCGGCCCCGCGTCCCGTGTTGCCCGCCGTGATTTCGGACGTGGACACAAGCCGTTCCATGCTGATGTTAAGCGCCCGAAGCTCGGCGCGCAACTCTGCATCGGATTGCTGGGGTGTAAACAACTGGTTGTTGCTGGTCCGTGACGTCGCCCGCACGAAGTCCTGACCGGTTGCGAACATATCTTCGTTGAGGCTGTTCGTAAATGCATTAACAGCACTGGCCGCGTCCTCGGCTGCGAACACCTGAGCCAGCAGCGCCTTGTTAAGCTCGTTTGTGGCGTCCATTTCGCGGGCGCGAATGCGGGCCGTCAACTCCTCGGTCTTGCCCTGCGCCTGCAATAGGCGATCCGTCAAGGCCACACGGTTGGCCGCCACAGCAAATAGTTCGTTCATGCTGGTAATGTGTGGCACAAGGTTTGCGAGGCTGTCGCCCATGCGTGTAAATTCTTCACTGATAGCTGAAGCACGCGCCGCTTCGTCAAGACCTTTCAGCGATAGTTCGAACTTGTGACTGAACCCGTTGAAAACGTCACTTGAAACACCAAGCGATTCAGTTGCGCCGATCACGCTTTCACGGATTGCAAAAACCGCCGCGTCTAGTGGTGCTCCGTCTGCCCCGGATATCGCGCTTGAACTGGTAGAACGCTTTTTGCTCAGACCGAAGAACCGCGATTTTTCAATTTCCTTGAACGATTCAAACATGGCGTCTTCCATGTCAATCGTTGCGCGGATTCCGCTGTCGATGGTTTTAGTTTTGGATTTGAAGAATGAGACCACAGCCGCCGCTGCTGCAACGAATGGCAAAGCCGCGCCCGCAGCCGTTGCGAAGCCAGCCAGACCGCCCATAGACAACCCGCCCGAGATTGCGCCAAGGCCCGCCTGTGCTGCACCGCCAAGGCCACCAGCCATCAATCCATTGCCCACCACTGACAACCCAGACCCAAACGCACCTGCCGCCCCTGTGAGACCCCCAAGGATGCCGCCATTACCCACGGCACCCGCAACGCCAGCGCCGCCCCCACCGATGCCCAATGGCCCGCCGCCCCCGGCTGCGCCCGCAAGAGCCTGCGTTGCGCCTCCAACACCGCCGCCACCAATGCCCAAAGACAGCATGACGCGGTTCTTCAGGTAAAACGCGATGATCTGTTTCAGCGTGTCCTTGGCGATGTTGAGCAGCCCATTGAATCCACCCTTGAATCCGTCAACCATCCAATCAACCGCGCGCCCGATCCCGCTGACAACCATGCCTTCAATCGCCTCGGCATATGCCAATGCTGCCTTTTCGGCTTCGGTCATTTCAATGGCCAGTTCTTCTATGTTGCCAGCAGCTCTGCCCGATGCGGCGCCGGTTCCTGCTGTAGCGGCACTCGTTTCACGGATAGAATCGTTGTACGCCTTTGTCAGCGCGTCGTTTGCAGTTTGGGCTGCGCCTGTTCTGCCCAATGCCGCTGTGTAGTTGTTAAGTTCTAAAGTTGCCACAGCACGAATGGCGGCATCATCTGATCCAAGCGCCGACGAAAGTTCTTCACGCTTCGTCGCGATCAGGCCCTGAGTGCGCGCATCAATAAGACTGTTACCCGCTTCAAGCGCCCGGTTTTGTGCCTCAAGTCCGATTGCCTCTAGGCCGAGGTTGGCAGTTGAATTAACGAGGGCGGAAAGCGCAGAATCGGCTGCTATAAGGTTTCGCTCAAGACTCCCAGCAGACCCCGCCGCATTGTCAAGATTTGGAGCAAGATTTGCAGGGACTTCCAGAAGTCCAAGCGCGGCAACAGCGTCGATGACCTGCTGATTGAGTAACGCCACGGCATCTGCGCCGTCCATATATCTCTGTTGCTCTCTCGTGAGTTCAACCCCGGAAGCAACTTGCGCTTCCAATAGCGTGCGGTATGCGTCTGTTATCGCGTCAACCCCGTCGGCTTGCAGCCTAACCTCGGCGTCAATGAAGTCAAATTGCTCGCGAATTTCAATTCCAAACATTCCGATTCTGCTAACAGCCTCAGAGTTCAAAACTGCGCGCGCGGCTATCAAAGCTGTGGACTTGTTAAATCTTTCTTCTTCCGCTGCTGCGGCGCTTCTAAGCGCAAGCAGCTCTGATTGCTGCGTCAACGCCAAGTCGCGCCGTAGGTTTTCGTTTGCTGTGATCCGCGCGTTAATTCCAGAAACCGCTTGTATTGCAGCATCTCTTTCAATCGCCGACCCGATCTTTGCTGCCTCCGCCATAGACCTTTGTGCAGCCGCGAGGTTTACATAATCTTTTTCTAGAACTTCCGTTACGCCGGAAAGAGACGCGGTAGCATCATTGAATCCGTTAAATGCTGCCGCCCCGTCCTTTGCAAAATCCGCTGTTGTTGCCAAAAGCCTGTACAGAATTGTCAGACCCGCAACTGCCGCGACAAAAGGAATGGCTTTCATTGCAATCGCTAGTGCTGTGTAGCTGGTTGCTGCAAAAGCCACTTTGACCGCCAAGGTCACCAACGCTGCGGCCATCGCTTGGACCTGTGTTAAAGCCAAGACGCCTAGGGATATAGCGACTATATCAAGATTTTGCGTTAGTATTGTAAACGCACCCGCAAGCGCCGTCATTGCGTTTATACCTATCTCAGCCGCAGCGAAAAGAGCCGTGCCGATAGACTGCACCGCCGCGAAGAACGCCGGATTGGCCACCGCCGCCGTGAGACGCTCAATGGACGCGCGCAGGTTTTCAGATCCCGGACCGGACAACTCGAACAAGTCGCCAAACGCATTGCGCAGGGACGCCAGCGCACCGCCAAGAGTGTTGCGCGCAGCCTCTGCCGATCCGCTAAACTGCCGTTCCAACTCTGCCAGGATAATTGTCTGCGCGCCGATTGTATCGTTCGCCGCGACCATCCCTTTAACCATTTCTTTCTGCGCCTCGGTAAATTGGATGCCCGACCGTGATAGCGCCGTCATACCCAAGACCGGATCATTGAGCGCCTTGCCGACTTGCAGCGCCGCCGAGTTCAGGTCAGTGCCCATCGCCGTTGCCAAGTCCAGCGTGGCTCTGGTTGCCGCGTCAAACTGGTCGCCCTTAATCTGCGTGAATGTCAACAATAGGCCCTGCATGGCGTTGATCGCTTCATCGCCAAAATTTGTGACCTTTTGCAGCGCCGCCGCGTGCGCGTTCAAGTCGGCCACGCTTTTACCCGCCGCGCCGCCTGTTGATGTAATGGCCGCGCCAAGCTGTGCCTGTGCTTTCTCATTCGTCACCGTAGCGTCAATAAAGCGGTTCAGTTGCGAACTCAACGCGGCGATGCTGACCACGGCGGCCAGTGCGCTTGCAGCCGCTACGGCCAAGCCCTTACCCATACCCGCAAACGCACCTGTCGCACGGCCTGCGGATCCACCAGCCCGGTCGCCTGCCCCGGCAAACTTGTCCAGATCACCGCTGGCCTTCCGCACGTCCCGGCTGTCAACATTTAGCCCGACCGATGCCATATCATCCATGCGGATTACTCCCTGAACGGCTGCGGCGTGTTTTTGCCATTCGACTCGAACAATTCACTGGCGTAAACCCCGCTCATTTTTTGCAGCCATTGCGCTTCGTCGCCTTCAAACCTCAGCCCTACATTTGCGGCCCACGCCTGAATTTCTAAATGGGACAGGGCCACCGGCCCCATCCAGCCCTGCATGACCGGCCCGACATCCATCAGCCATTCCGCAAGATAAGCACGAAATGGAAGTTCTGGAAAGTCCGGTTCTTCATTTGCGCGCTCCAAAAAACTCCACCGCGTCTGTTTTATGTCCTTTGGCTGCGCGCATAACCACGCGTGTTGACGTGCCCAGAGACAAAGCGCCTCTAGGCTTGTGCGAAAAAATTGGCACGGTCCTTCAAAAATTCTGTCACTTCGTCGAGGATCGATGGATATTTCCGATAGATTGCAAAAGCAGCATCTTCCGAAAACTCCACAGGCTTGCCGTCAAGGCTGAGATTTTCCCATCCGATTGTTTGGTCAACAGCGGCCTGGATGATCCCTTCCTGCCCCTCATCAATCACGGCCCCGATTTGCGCCGGGCTCATTTTGGCAAAGTCCATTTTGCCGCCGCGCCGCTTGAGAATATCCGTTGCGCGCTTGCGGGCTTTGGCTTTGGAAGCTGGCGCGTCCATGCCAATCAAATTGATGCGCATAGGCTTTGACAAGTCGGACGTGCCGTCCTTGCCTGTGACGTAGGCTGGCGCGTCTGTGCGCAGGTTGGTCAAGTGCAGCCAGGCGCCGGCCTCTGCCGCTGATACTGAGTCGAAGCAATCCATGGTTTATATCCTGTGGTTTAGGTTAAATTCGGGGGGTGCGGTAAACCACGCCTCACCCCCCTGGCCTGCCAGAGTTGCAGGATTACGGCGCGGCGACCTCAACGTCGGCGCGCGTGAACTCGATGTTGCAGCTTGCCATGTTGACCGACCCGACCGACTGGCCGCGCGGGAATGACATGACCTTGCCCATGATGTAACGGATCGTGCCGTCGCTGCGGGTTTCGCGGAAGCTGATTTCATCCTTGGACGCCAGCGCAGCAAGCAAGATGATCTGGCCAGCGTCAGCAGAATCGTAGCCAAGCGGGATAGTGATTGACCCGTAGTTCAGTTCGCCGTGAAACTTGTTCACGATGCCAGTCTTGAGCGGCGTAAACGTGACCGCAGAATATGCCGCGCCAAACTCGGGAACTTCGGACGCCTCTCCCACCTCGGTCCATGACAGCGCGACGTATCCGGCTGCGTCGAATGTTGCTGGGGTAGCTGCCGAGACGGACAGAAACCCGCCGATGCCTTCAGTAAGTGCCATGATAATTTCCTTTCAATGGCGATGGATAGGCGGGATGCCTACTTCTTGACCGGGACAAGACCCGATGTAAACTCAACAAACACTTCGCCGTCCTCCTCAGTGGCATTAAACACCGTGCCGGAATAAGTGACGCCGTTGGACATTGCAAATTGCAGCACGTCGCCAGCCTTCGGCGTTTTGCCTTTGTAAATCATGGCGGGTGTCGTGCCGGTCGGTGTCGGCATTGTGACGATGCGCGCGCCAGTGATCGGTTTCTTGTCCATGGTCAAGGTGTCCTTTGAAAGATTGCGCGGCAACGGATAGACACGTTCTTGCGAAAGTATGCGCCGTCGATTGCGCCCGGCTGTGGGTCGCCCATGTCCGTCACCTGAATTTGACCGTCTCCGGCGGATAGTATCAGGTCAATGGGGAATCGGTCAATGATGCGCTGCGCTTGGTCATCGGCTTCATCCTCGAACGTGCCTTCTTGCACAAAGACCGCCACAAACAGCCGAACAGTCATCAGGCTTGACTTGGACAATCCGAAACGCTCGGGCGGGGTGGTGGTAAAATAGGCCAGCCAATAAGGCGGCTCAGGCGTGACGTATTGCAGCGACGGCGTGTCATAAACACCGGGCGCATTTTCACCCCATACAATCGGCGGCGCGGACGGTGTGGCGGCCAAGCGTGTGCGTAGGGCTGTTTTGATCTGCTTATGGTTCATCCGACCCGCGCCTTCGCTTTTGCGATAGACGCCCGCAAAATCGCGGGCCATTGATCGACGGCACCTTCGACAAAGTGCGCACCCACCTGGTTGTAAGTCCGGCCCAGCTTGTCATCACCAACAAAGCCGTTATTCACACGCCTTGCATATTCTGTATTCCAAGTGAATGTTGCCAGATCGCCGCCATTCATACTCGCCGCCGCAAGAA